GCACTGAACACATTATCCGACGAATCGCCGCGCATACACTTTTCGAACAGTAGCCATTCTGGGTTAGGGATTTGCTTAGGTTCTTTAGTTTTCTTATCGATGACTGCCTTTCCTTTAGCATCAAAGATTCCTTCCACTGTAATTAGTTCGTCTGTAATACCGTTGTACTGTTTGACATTGGGTGCTACTAATTGAACAAAGTCGGTATCACTACTGATAACAACATGTTCATCTTGGGGATGTAAAGCTATCCAACGAGCTATAATATCATCGCCCTCTGCAGTCGGGCAACGGATAACACTACAATTCGTCTTCTCAGACAAGTATTTAGTTAGATTATCATAGGTTTCCCAGAACATTTTATCTTCGTCTGCTTCTTGTTCTGTTAGTGCGGCACGGGCCACAGCACGATTAGCTTTGTAGGGTTTATATGCATCCTTGCGCCAGCTTCGCCCTTCCAAGGCAAAAACTACATGGTCCGCTTCAAATCTACGGGCCATTTTGTTAGCTGCCATTAAGGTAACATGGAGGGCAAATCCTACCTTTTCCCAAGTGTCGCTGGCACGGAATGCTCCATGTCTAGCTCTAAAGAAAAGGTTTGCGGTATCTATAAGGACATATTTCATATTATTATAATAACAGAACTTTTGGTAAAAGTCAAGTGTTTTTAAGTAATTTAATGGTTTCGGCTTCTACTACACGCTTACGCAAACTTGAACTAGAAAAAGAATGGTCTCGTTCGTTGAAAATCGGTTGAATACCTCTTTGATACCCTTCTTGCTTACCGGTATATTCTTTATCTTCGTACTCAACACCTAATATTCTAACATCAATTGGTAATATTAATAACAAGTCCACTAGGTCTTGTTCGGTTTGGTAAACAACCACTTCGTCTACATAACGGCAAGCGGCCAATTGAATTTGGCGCTCTACAATACTTTGCACGGGTTTGTTTTTGGTATCTGGACGGTCAATGGTTGGATCTGTTTGTAAACCAGCAATTAAGTAATCGCAATGATTTTTTGCATCGGCTAACATGGCGATATGCCCTGCGTGAAGCATATCAAAGGTAGAGAAGGTAATACCAATCTTTTTACCTTCTTCTGTGAGTCTACGGATGTGGTTGAATATCATTTTAGTTTTAACATAACAAATGTAGCCATTAGTTCATTGTCTACTTTAAGTTTAGCACGGAATCCGTTGCTTGAATCTGAACTATGTGATACTTCCCATCCAATACCGCCTACCTTATTATGCAGATAGTATTTTCTGGGACTAATGTGTTGTTCACAACACTCAATAATAGTATTGTATCTGCCCGGTAACTCAAATTCAATCAACTTACTTCACTCATGCCACCGCCGACATCCTTAGATTTAACCACACGATTATTCATTGCTTCGTATTGTTCGGCCGTTTCCAATACTACATTTCGGCATACCGCAGTAAACCAACGATCAACAATGTCAGCATCACTATCTCTAGGGTCCATTTGATAGCCATGGCGAATAAGATCGGCAATCATTTTATCATTCCAATCAAATTCAAATGATCCGTTATTAATATCGTTAGGATCAATTTCCATACTCAGTACTTCAAAGTATGGCTCGCCTTTATCTGTGGCAATTTGTTTAGCAGATTTAACTTGTTCGTATGCTACTTTGGCTATCTTTTTCTTTTTAAAGAACTTATCAAATATTCCCATTATGCTATTCCTTTTAATTTTAATACTAACATCTCTTCGGTACTATACCAACGGACCCATATAGCAGGATCTCCGGGACCAGTGATAACATACCTAGCACGATATGCCAGAGTAAGCCACAACACTCGATTATTAATATGACAGCGCCTTGGCCATAGTGACCATACTAGTTCAAGATCGGCTTGTTCTAAAAATCGTTCTTCGCTGTAATTGTCTGGCATAATAATTCCTATATTTTCGGGTATTGGCATACTATATCCTACTATATTGTATAAGCCTTGCGGAAACATTAGGTGCCCCACTCATTTTTAAACAACGGAACCTGGAGTCGATCACTGTATCGTAATCCATGTTTCATTGCTAATTCTGCCACACGACGATTGTTTAGTGAGTATACACTTTCCACTCCACCCACTGGCATTAGATAGATGGGACCCTTAAATCCTGCAGCACGATAAATGCCGCCAGTCATAATAGCTTCCATGGCATCTGCTTCAGTAGCAACAACAAATTTTAAGTAAGCATATCCAACTTCTTCGTACTCGCATACAATATCTGGTCGAATAGCTTCTTGGCGACTTTCTCCTGAATTGCTTAACTTAGCACTAACAGAGAATGTAACTTCATTAGGATGTCCGCGACCATCGAGTTGCCAGTTAGTTAAAAACTCTTTAAATTCTGGGGTTAGTTTTTGAGTCCCATTTGTTTCAAATGTAATTTCCTTAAGACTAGACATCTTAGGATTACTCAATAAATCTGGATATGCTCTTTGCCAACCTAGCAATGGTTCACCGCCTGTGATAACCAAATGTTCATCACGCCATTCACCAAATGGAAGTATTTCCATAATGCGATCAGCAATACCGTCAGTTTCGATCATGGGTGATAAATTTTTAAAATCAGGATGCCAACTAGCATAACTATCGCATCCAGTACTTACTAAAGGTAAGTCTTCATATTTTGTGTACATATGAGCAACCTGGGCAATGTCTTCTGCTTCGAGGCTTGATTCACCTCGAGGCATGCCAAAACCTGAACACTTAAAATTACATCCAAATGTACGCAAGAAAACACTAGGAACGCCCATATAGCGACCTTCGCCCTGGATACTATAAAATAATTCTGCTATTTTTAATTTACTCATTTCCACCAATCTTCCCAAGGAAAAACAATCCAACAATCTTCTTCAGCCTTATTTAGGCCGACAGCCGAATAACCAACATTTAATTCACTAGAACTTGCTTCGTTGTCAACTAGTACAGCAACACGGACATTTCCGCCCCAAACATTATCCCAGTCTGGATGACCGGGCAGGCAACCACTCATCCAATCTTCTTTGATCCAATTTAATGTAGCACCAGTATCGTTGATATCATCCACGATAAGAATCTTCTTGGCCTGAAACGCATCTTCGGCCATCCATAAGTTGCTTTCTGACTCTGAATTATCGTCACGCAAACTTACTTTAAGAGTTTCCATTCGACACCCTAAGTATTGGCTAATAAGATTAGCTGGCACTAACCCGCCTCTGGTGAGGCCCACTACATAGTCGGGACGCCAGCTATCCGAATGAATTTGACGCAGGATTTCTTGTGTTTGTTTCTCAACATCTTGCCAGGAGTAATAGATTTTCTTCATACACTTATTATACATAAGTGTATTTAGAAAGTCAAGAGATTATGATAATATTTTTTTGATGCCTTTTTCAAAGCTCATTGGCTCGTAATTGGGCATTAATGAACGCAATTTTGAAATATCTGGACGACGATTAGCAACCGATCCGGGCATACTTGGTAATTGCTCAAACACAGGATTTTTATGTCCAAGTTCGTTGGCGATAACTTGTACAGCATCGCCAATTGATATTTCGCGGTCGTTACCAATATTAACCAATTCGCGATTAACCGTTTCAGCAACATAGATACTGGCCTGAATAGCATCTTCTACATGGCAAAAACTACGAGTTTCTTGTGCGCCAATAACACTGAATATACCATTCTTAATCTTATTGATTTGATCGCCAAGGAAATGACCTTGTTTGGAGTTTTCACCATACACATTAAAATAACGCAACATTACATAAGGTAAATCTGAATTGGCCAAATAGTTTTCGCTAGTAATTTTAGCCAAACGATACGACCAGCGAGCATTGTGAATATCTTTAATAAACACATCTGCGTTTTCTGGAACTGGGCTGGTAGGATCATCTGCAACAATTTCTGAGCTTGATGCATATACTAATCTTTTTAAGTTAGTGCATTCCGCAGCAAATTTAAAAATATTTAAATCACAAACAAAATTGTTGGCTAACACCTTATTAGGCATTTTATAAAAATTAGTAGTACCGTTGATAGCACCATAGTGATAGATATAATCAAAATCTCTTGGCAGTTGATTTAAGTCATCAACATTATTTAAATCAATACGATACCATTCATCACAAGCTGGAATAGTTGTACTACGGCTATGGTTATCTACAGCATAGATAATATGGCCTGCTTCTTTAAGTTGGCGGCAAAATTCTGTGCCCAGCAATCCACTTGCACCTGTGATTAAAATTTTACTCATTTCTTTAGGCCTTTGTTATCTTCCTGTACTGCGTCAATCATAGAATAATTTAATCCCAACTTCTTAACTAAGTTAGCCCAAGCACTTGTATCCTTAGGCAAACAATGCCCGCCGAAGCCACGCAAGTTCTCGTTACACATTAAGTATGCTGGATTAAAGCAATCACGCTTGATAATAGCATTATAAACATTATTATAGTCTACGCCAAGGGCCTTGCATACATCATAAGCAATGTTAGAGAAAATAATTTGTACAGAGTGATTTACATTGTTAAAATATTTTACAACTTCCGCTTCAGCTGGTTTAACACAAGCAACATTTTGTGGCAAGTTACCATGAATCTCTTTAATCATAGCATAATCTTCTTCACGGTCGCTACCGATAATTAGCAAATCATGATTGTACATAAAATCAGCCAATGCCGTTTTAGCACGGAGGAATTCTGGAACCGAGCAAATACGCAAACTTGGATGTTCAGCACTTAGTCGATCACTTGTACCCGGAACTACTGTACTTTTAACTGCTACCAAACCTTTGTAGCCGGCTTGATCTAATTCAGTAACTACTCGCTCTACGATACTAGTATCACAATCACCGTTTGCCGCTTGGTTGGTTGGGACACAAAGGAATACACAATCAGTATCCAAAATATCTTGTAATGTTGATCCCTGGTATGCTGGATCAAAAAAACTCATTTGGTGACCTAAATGATTTAGCCCTTCGTATACTGCCTTGCCTACTGTGCCTTTGCCGATTAAACCAATTTTCATTCAATTCTCCTCTGGGTATTTCATATCAACAAGTTGATTATCTTTTGCTGACGCCATGCTTAGTATTTCGCCTGCTACATCTTCAGGTTCATAACAAAACGCCGAAGTTGTCATATCAATCATTGGAGTGCGTGTTCTTACTGGATTGATTAATCCTAAAGTTACATTGCTGTCACGGAAATAATCACAAGCACCCTGCCATACATTATATAGTGCAGCTTTGCTGGCGGCATATAAAATATAGGACTTGCGACCAGACTTATAAGCACTTGATCCTACCATAATAATCTTGACGGGTTTGTTGCTAGAATATTCTATATAGTGTTGAACAATGGACCAATTTGATCCAACATTGATATCAAAAGTTTTATTGTGAGCTTCTTTATTGCCATTATCAAAATGGCCAACACAGTTGACGATTAAGTCGGGTTCAGTTGATAATAGTAATTCACGCACATAATTATCAGTGTCGGGCTTACTAAAATCATGATCGGTGCTAGTAACTGGAACAACCGTATAGCCCGCTGCTATAAATGTATCTTTGGTAGCTTTACCGATTCCACCACCGGCGCCAAATATTACTGCTGTTTTCATTCTGGAATAATGCTGTTAACTCGGTAGGTATCAGACTCGTAGTCTTCGCCACCTCTTGGCCCTTTGGCAAACGCAATAAGTGTACACCCTTCTGCACCAGTACGCCAAGCATGAATTTCATTTGGCTCAGAGATAATAAAATCACCAGCACCTGCGGTAATAACATTAGCTGGCTCTTCACTGTCTACTGGTTTAGAATAGTAGTCTAATGATCCAGATAGGATGTATGTAAACTGTGTAGTTTGTTTGTGATAATGGTTAGCACGAACAGCACCTGGAGTATTAGTAATAAGGCAAGCAGAGTTCAGATCAACTAAATGAAATATATCAGTAATTGTTCCACGCTCGTCGGTAAAACTGCCTAGACCTTCTTCGTTGTTATTGTGAATGTTGTAATGTTTCATTGTGAGATAAACTTTGTGTTAGGATTAATGCTTAGTATAGCGTTCTTTAGTCCCGGGCCAATATTCCAGCTGAGGACTAACGCATATGGATTGTCATGTTTAGCAAATTCATTATCATCTAGAATTGGAATACGGCTAAGTGGTGTGCGTTTGCCTTGCTTATGCTCGCTAGCATCTGTAATACAATGCAAATGAGTTTTGTTAATACCGTGCCAAGTTAACCAAGTATTTGCTTTAGCAGCGGCGCCAACTCCAATAACAACAGCCTCTGGATTTTTATATCTAAATTCATAAAAATCAATTAACCACGAATCGCGCTGATGCTCAAATTTCTTTTGTAATGCTGAATACATCTGCGGATCAAACAACCCAACTTTGGTTTCGTAAGCAATAGCTTCTTTAACTTTGGTTGGCATTCCGCGGCCAGTATCGTGTTGTGCTACCACACGAATACTACCACCATGATAGTCAACTATTTCAAAATCTATAATTTCCAAACCTGCAGATTGTAATAGATTCCAAGAACTCTTAATAGTAAAATAACTAATATGTTCGTGATAGACCATATCGGTAAAACGACCACTTTCGATCATACTTAACCAATATGGCAATTCAAATATAAACACACCATCGAGGTCTAATAACTTGGCAGCACCGCGAGCAAAATCTACTGGATCGTTGGCATGGTTGAATACATTATTAGCCATAATCAAACTGGCACGGCCATAGCTAAACGCAACTGATTCGCCAACACTTGCTGAAAACAAAGTATTTAAAGTTTGAATCCCTTGTTGCTGGGCAATATCGCACATGCTCTTAGAACTGTCAATTCCTAGTAACCTATTGTTGTCTGCAGCAAATTGTTTAATTAGGTAACCGTCGTTACTGCCAGCTTCTACAATTAACCCTGTAGGATTATACCGATCCTTAACCCATTGAGCATAATTTTCCCAGTGCGTTCTTGCTGTTTTGCTATTACTCGAAGTGTAACTATAGCTATACAAGTTATAGCGATCTTCGGCGTGACTAACATAGCCCAAC